TGTTTTTTATAATAATAAAATAATGTGTAAATTGTATTAAACAAAAAAAAGGCGTACATTTCTGTACACCTAATTTCCCTAATAATCAACTAACCTATATTTCCTTTATATCTATTGCAAAGAAGTTCTGTTTAAACATATCTTTGAATATTGTAATAACCATTTGTTCGTTTTCTGCTATTATTTCAGCATACTCATAATCTTTTTCGTTGTCAGCATATCTGTACCAACCTTTAACTTCGTATTGTTTCATAGTGTTTGTTTTATATTATGTACAAATATAATCATTTTGTTTTAAATACAATACATTTAACATTTATTTAACTATTCAAATAAGCACTTGCAACTTTATACATTTCCTGCATCTTTCTAATTTCACCTATATTACGTGGCAAATTAATAACCACTTGTATATCTTTAACGTGATGTATGTAACATTGTATTACTGCAATTATTTCACCGTAGCTCATTTGAAAAGTATTTTGTTTAGTTTACTTGTCGCAAATATAGGATAAATGTGCGACAATATTAGTATATAAAGTAAGTTCCTTTGTTTGGATTCTCTAATTGATAGCCTACTGCATAGCGTAAGGCATCTATTAAATGGTTATGATTATCTATTGGTGTATTGCTTTTCTTTTCTAACCAGCAATAGTTATTTAATTCTTTTATTAGATTAATTGATTCTGGACTTATTATTAAATCATAATCTTGTAATAATGCTATTCCATAAGTAACTGAACCTTGACCTTTAATTGCAGGAAATATATTTAATCCTGCCGATTGTAACTCAGATATTAGTCTTGGTTCAGCACTATCTGCTATTATTAAACTATCAATACAATGCTGCTTATTTAAAGCGTATATTTGAGACGTTGTTAATGATGGTAAATAAAACCTTTCGTTAATGTAAATTCGTTTGTTAGAACTATCTATATTGCATTCTACTAATGTTGTTGGGTCATTACTAAAACCAAAATCTTGTCCAAATACAGATTTACCTACGTGTTCATACTTTCCAATGGTCCAGTTAGTAAATATAACTCCTTCAGCTTTATCTAACCATCCACCCAATATTTGATGCTTATACTTTTCTGGTCTCCTTGACTTTATATTTTCAATCTGATTAATAAATGATTCAGAAAGGTTGTGTATATTATCTTGGTATGTTGTATGTATATAAGTTGTGTCTCCTTTAATTAAATTACTACCCGCTTCTATTCCTTTATCTTCAAAGAATTTCTTATAAATGAAATGTTCTTTTGTTGCAGGATTCAAAACTAATAAAACTCTATTCTGTATTCCTTTAGTTCTTATACTAAAATCAATCTTTTCAAATATTTCTTCATCATTTAATTCTTCTGCTTCATCTAATACCCAAGTTGTAACTCCAGCTAATGATTTTAAACTTGCAGTTTGTGTTCCACTACTTGTTTTAATACCTTTAAAGAGTATTTTAGAACCTGTTTTTAGATTTACTATTTCATCCTTGGTAATATAAAATTCGTGGCTTAAATTGGCCGTTTCAATCTTATCTATAAATTCAGGAATAATAGAAACGTTTGCAGATGTTAAAGTATATCTTGTAAATAATATAACGTGACCAACTTCATAAGTAAGTAACAGAAGAAACGAGTTCAAAGAATATGATTTCCCTGAACCCCTTCCACCTGTAATTACAAAGTATCTACTTTCACTTCCTAATAAATTATATTTTTCATTCAGATTTATTTCCAATTTTAAATATATCTTTTATGTTAAAATCATTTACATTGTGTGTAGCTTCTATAATTTCTTTTGGCTTACCAAATATATGTTCAGCAATAAACAATTGTCCTCTTTGTGATTCCATTAGTGTAGATTTAACAAAAGCTATCTTTGTTTCTTCTTCTGTATCTTTATTGTAAAGTTGCCCTAATGCTTTAAGAAATATATTGTTTACTTTTTCTTCTTCTACTTTAGCTGGTCTGCCTTTTCCTAATTTATTTCCTTTTTCAAATCCCATAGTTAAAAATAATGTTTAAACATATTAAAAATAAACATTTTTGTTTATTGTTTATCTTTAAATCCATTTTTCAATCTCATTAAATTATTTGCTCTTTCTTTTATCTGTTTAAATTCAGAATCAATTTTAACTCTTTCAGATAAACATTTATCACAATATAAGTCTTGAGATAATCCTGTAGTTATTATTATACTACATAGTTGACATAGTGTAGCACCTAGTCCTCCATTTAATTTATGTATTGGTTTCATTCTAAATTGTCTTGATTATACGTCTTGCTTCTGCATCAGATTTACTTGCTCTTATTCTTTGTATTACTTCTGAGCTACATAGCTTCTCTTGTTGCCATTTAGCACCTTTTTTAAAAGCATCAATTGGCACATCTTGAGTAAGTGGTTCTCCTTCATATAATTTTTTGTAATTTATTACAGCTTCAATATACCCATAATCAACACCATTAGCATTATTACAGTTTTCACATTGTTCTAAACATTTATCGTCATAATCAACTTCATCACCACAATAGAAATTCTTTTTAATTGAATCTTTCATTCTTCTTGTCCTTTTTTGATTAAATAATACCATAGCCAAATCAACTTCGACCTTATAAACTCATAAGCTAATAACACTAAAATATATTTCATAATTCTTTTGGTAGATTCATTTCATTGTACTGTTTAAATAATTTTAACAGTCTTTCTGCTTTTGTTATTTCCATATCTTCAAATAACCATTGAGCAAATTCAATAGCATATTCATCAGCTATTTGTTCTAACTTTTCTTTAGTTGTCATCTTCATCAGTTTTATATTCCCAGAAGTATTCACATTCTAATCCTTCATTAGGTGGTTTACAAAAGTATGATTGTCTAAACTTATTTGGTTCTGCTTTATATCTATAACATAAAGTTGATAATTCACAGTTGTTTCCTGAACACATTGTTATATCTGGCATAGCTTATTTATTTAATTGATTAGACCAAAATTCTTTTAAACTATTCGGGATTGTTTTCCAAGTGTATAATGGTATGTCTTTTTCTTGTCCTTCATTCATCTTATTTATTATTTTCTTTTGCATCTTATTTATTATTTACGTTTTTAATATAAATCCAGTTTACTAATATATCTGTTTCTTTTCCTTCTAATCCTGCTTCAACTATTGCTGCTTGTTTAAATCCTGCTTCAAATGCTAAAGTCATTAATTCAATTACTTTGTATTTTTTCATCTTAATTGTTTTTATTATGTTCTATTACTTTCATATTCATATCGTAGATAGCTTCTAAACGTAGTATCATTACATTGTGATGTTCTGTATCTTTTGTTTGATTAAGAAGGTTGTTTAAGTTGTTTATTATTTTGTATTCGTATGCTGCTTTTTCAAGTTTATTTAACCTTAAATTACTTTCTTCTAATTGAATTTCTAATTCAGATATTTTTAAGTTCTTCTTTTTAAGTTCTAATCTTAACTCTTCATTATCTTCTGTATTTAAAATGTTTTCTTCATCTATTTCATTTGTTATTATGTTTCTTAAACTTCTTAAATCTCTATTAAACTTTTCATACATTTCATAATTGTTTAAAGAATGTATTACTGTTGCGTGATTCTTATTTACTGAATCAGCTATTTCTTGTAATGTCATTTTAGGTTTAAAATGTTTTATCAAATAGAAGTATAATGCTCTTGCTTCTATTATATTATGCTTTCTACTATTTTTAGAAACATCTATATCAGTTTCTTTTAATATTATTTCTTTTAATCTTTTTGTTATTTCCATTTTAATTTATTTTTAAAATCCATTGGTCATAAATATTACTTGCTATTTGTGCAGTCATTATTGGTGGGACTGACATTCCAATAAAATATTTCGCAATAGATTTTGAATTTTCATTTAAAAAATTATAATCTAATGGAAAACTTCCTGTTTTTTTTAAATCATTTTCAGTTAATATTTTTCCATCATAAAATCTTCTGTCAGTTTCACCACTTGTTATTGTTCCACAAACTTCATCATCGTGTCTAATCATAGCATTAAAACCGCTAAATTTTCCATAAATTCTTTCATTTATATCCGAACAACATTTATCTGATTTAATCCTAAATTCCATTAATTTACCTCTTTCTGTTTGTGTATCATCTATTCCATTTTCATCACGATATTCACCAAATAAAATTTCTTTTTCATTAAATTCCATTTGTATTTTAGGAACTTCTGTAAACATATCTTGCCAATATAAAAAATCTTTTGCTAAATCTTTACGTAAACAAATAAAAAAAACTCTTTCACGTTTTTGTGGCACACCCATTTTAGAAGCGTCTAATAAAAAATGTTGGCAATAATAATTAGCTTTATCAAATTCAGTATAAATTTTTCTAACATATTGTTTTGCTTCTCCCATTAATAAACCTTTTACATTTTCAGCTACAACTACTTTAGGTTGTAATTCTTTTGCTAAATCAATAAAATCAAAAAACAAAGTATCTAAAACTTGTTCGGCTTGTCCTTCTCTAAATACTTTTTCTTTTCCCCAATCTTTTTCTCTATTTCCAGCCATTGAAAAACTACTGCAAGGTGGTGAACCATCTAAAATATCAAGTTCATAAAGTTCTTTTGGTAAATCTTTACGCTTTGCAAAAGTTGTAATACTTTCTAAAAATGAATATTTAGGATTATGATTTGCTTTATAAACTTCAATCATTTTTTTATCAATATCATTATGACCTATTACATCAAATCCAGCTAATTTATAACCCATTGTTGAACCACCACCACAAGCAAAGCAACTAAATACTTTTCCTTTGTCTTTTGTAAAAATTGTATCTTTTAAATTCCAATTATAATTAAATTTATGTTCCATTACAATACACCTCTTAATACATATTGATTCAAATCCACATCGCTATCTTCTCCAAAGAAGTATTTATAATTATCTATTCCTTGTTCAAGTTTACGTTTGCCTTTCTCATAAAATTCATCACTACATTCAAATATTCCAATATCTAAACTACCTTTGTCTATACATACAAATACAAATTTATCTACACCAAACATTTCCCTGTAAAGATATGCTTGTAAATCATAACTGTATTTATCTGCTGAATATCTAAATTCATTTAAACCAGTAGTTGTTTTTAAATCTACAATCATATTGTCTTTTAATATATCTGCTTTTGCTCTAAATGGTATTCCATTTATCATTGCTATTTCAGGTATTTCAAATTGTGCTTTAGACATATAATGTACTGCTTCATCATTTCTTAAAATTGCATCAGCTAAACGTTCAGCTGCTTTAATCTCATTTGTAGTGTAAACTTCTTTACCTTCTGCTTTTGCTTCTTTGTATGCTTTTCCTGCTTTTGTTGCTACATCTACAATAGTTAATTCATCAATCTTATGTGGCTCTAAAATCATTGTATGGAATAGTTTACCATCTCTTAAAGGTTGTGTTTCACTTTGTCCGTACTTTGTAACGTACTTATACGTTTTAGGACTTGATAGTACCATTTTAAGACTTGAACTACTTAAAGCCTGTTTACCAAGATAACCATAATAGAATGAATCATCATACATATTGTCAATTAGTTCTTGTTTATCCCAAATCTTGTTGTCGAATGTTTTAATTTTTGTTTCCATTGTTTATTATTAGTTTTAGTATATAATCGTATGTTGCTAATTCTCTTTCTGTACTATCAATCATTATCTTTAAATGCTCATCAGATGTTAAACTTTGTCCTGACATTAGTTCCCCAATGTATTTAAACAATTCTCTATCTAATACCTGTA